CCCGTCCCTCTGTAAATCTTATGCTTCGAGCGGTAACTTCTTGCACCAAGCGGAGAATGCTCAACTCGTTTAACAACAACGCCAATTCGCTTTGCATCATCTCTTGAAAATCCTACAGCCATAAGTTTTATCCTCTCATTGTTTTTGGGAGGGAAAGCGGTTGCCAAGACGTGATAAATTTATCGTAGAAAGGGATGTAAAACGCATCCGTCCCAAGCGCACCACTGCCGTTAAGTTTTTGCGGCTCGGTTACTGCGTTCTTCCCCTCTCCGTCAGGGTCTAAAGTAGAATTTATGTCGAACATTGTAATCTCTTTCGGCTTGCCATCAACCAAATGATGAAACCCAATATCTAACAATCTGCTGATATAATCTTTTTCGGATATCTCTATCTCAACATCAACTTGATAATACGAATAATCATAGTTCCCGTCGGCATCTTTTACGTCGAGCTTTTGTGCTGATAACGCATTTATCTTGCCCTTTTGTGCAGGCACCGAAATATCTATAACTGAATAATTGGCAGAATTAACCGTGCCAATGAAATCACGAATCATTGTAACGTTAAAAAACCGAATGTTGTAAGAAAATTTAATGGCCAGATTGAAGACCTCTATTTCCGCCGGAGGGTCAAACGGGTCTTTAGCACTATTCAAGACCGCTTTTGTAGGGTTTCCCCTAGTATCACCCGTCTGATAGGCTTCCTTTAGCACCTTGTTATACGCAATCGAGGAAAATGATATCCCAAACGGAGGCAAGTCCCACGGCTTAGTTTCTCCGGGTGAAGTTGTAAAAGACTCGGTATTCGGAGCATACGAACAAGCAACTTGCCAAACATCTTCCGTATCATTCTTCTTACTTGCGGAGCGTTTTTGGCAATAGATGTTAGCGTTATCGGGATGGGTATCGTTAATCGCAGGCAGTCCGGACGCACCAAGAACCAATACACCGCTTTCTTTTGCCGTTACTTGAACAAGAAACACTCTCTGCGTAGTCAATGAGCCGGATTGCTCGTCCGCCCCTCTATCGAAAACTTCACCTATTAAATTTAATGCCATTTTATATATTCCTTTTTTTAGCCTAGTGCAAATTCTTCCATGCCATTTCCGCCAAAGTCAATTAGTTTAGAGTTTGTTTTCCTTTGCTCTTCTAACATTTGCTTTTGGATATCAACAGATTTAGCCGTGTTCTTTGCGGTCAGATTTTCAGGTGATTTATTCGACTTAGTTATTTCTGCACGATACGCTTCAACTGTTCCCCTCTCAACTGCGGCGGCAAATTCCACCTTTTTCCCTGTTTCCGCCTTTGTCTCTGCACCCTTAAGCGACTCAATGTTTTTTTGTAAATCACCAGCCTGTATCTGCATTTCAAGTTTCATCGCTTCATCCGTCGAATCTTTTGCCATTTGAAGAAGCTCAAGCCGTTTTCTCTCTAGGTTGTTTATTTTTTCGATGTTTGACATTTTGCTGAATGCGGCATCTTCAACTTGTTTATCTAGCTCGGCTTGCAACCCACCGATTTTCTTTATTCCGTCTTCTTTTAGCTTGTCTAGTTTTTCTGTTACGTCAAATTCTTTTCCCATAAGATTATATTTTTCTGCACCTGTCGCAGTCTTTATTTGCTCTTGTAATGACGCTTGCTTTTCAAGAAGAAACGCTTGTTTTTCGAGGTCGCTTACTTCGTTATAATAAGCCTGTTGGAGTTTCTCTTCAAATTTAAGTTTTGCTTTTTGTGTTTCTTCGTCAAGTTTTGCTATTGGCTGGTCAGGCAGAGAAACGTTCATTGCGGATGCAATAACCTTTTCAACATTTTCCCCATAACGCCCCATCTCATCGCTTAAGGTTCTAACCTGGATAATGAGTTCATTACGCTTTTTTATTTCCTCATCAAGTAAATCTCTCCCGGCTCCCGATTGCGTTATCTGCTGAATTTCTTTTAATAGCTTTTTACGGTCTTCCATTTGTTTCGATACGTCATCAAGTTTTTTCCCTTCTTTTTCGAGCATATCTATACCAAAAAAAACCGTCCCATAAAAATCTTCCAACGCCTTATCAAGTCCTGTCAATTCAGCAATCTTCTTTCCTATTTCCCATCCAACCCACGCCACCGCAACCGCCGCCAACGCCACGCCTACACCAAGCATTGCGGCTTTTACAAACTGGATTGCCGTAATCAACGCATACTGCGACGCAATATGCAACTCCGTCAAGACAATTTGACTTGACGTTGTAGTTCCTAGCAATAAAAGACTTCCAATTTTTGAACCAATCGCGGTGATACTTGCCCATTGTGCACTAGTATTTGCTACCATGAGCGACGATTGCAACGCTGTCCACGTGGTTAATATCCTTATGGCTCCATAAGCCTTTATTATTAACGGGACTGCCACACCAAGCCCAAGAGCAAGCGCACCCATGCGAAAAATAAAAGTTTGAGTCGGTTTGTCGATACCATTAAACCAATTCGTAAGCTCTTGGATTTTTCCGGTTAAAGATGAAATATTCCCAGTTAGATTAAACGATGTAGAAATTCCCTCACCAAATGCTTCCATAATTTCACCAAAAGCATTTTTTGCGACAATCAATCTTCCGCTAAGTGTCTCGGTTTGTGCTTGTGCAAGTGCAAAATTACCAGCGCCGATTTCAAGAAGTTTGTTGAATTTTTCTTGTGGCGATAAACTTTCATCCAACACAATCCCATACTTTGCCAGCATTGTCGTTTGTCCTTGTGATGCCCTGCCCATTAACATCATTGCATTAGGCAAGTCCAATCGATACTTTGCCGCCAATCCTATTGCCGCCGTAGTAGCAAGCTCAAGTTTATCGGCTGTTATCCCTAGATTACGTCCAAACGCCATTTGAGACAAAATTAGCTCATCCCCGTATATCGTCTGCTTTTGCATTTCGGAGGCGTATGCGGAGAACTTTGAAAGGTTACTTGTAACTGCGTCCCCGTTACTTTGAAGCGAAATTCGCAGATTGTTTATAGCATCTTCCTGCTCTTGGAATGCCGATATACTTTTGTAAATGAATGCTGTAACTCCAACAGATGCGGCAAGCGCGGTCAGCTTGCTTCCTAAAGAAGAAATATTCTGCTCGGCTTTGTTTAATGCTTTATTGAATTGCGAAGTGTCAGCACTCAAAAAAACTTGAAGATTACCTAGCCCCATATTTTCACCCCCGTATTCCAAAAACCTTTTTGAAAATCTTTATCTGCTCTTGCGGAGAAATTTTTAACGCAGGCTTTGTTTCATTTCCAAATTTTATCAAGAAATCTTTTATCTTTGCTTTCTTTTGCCCTGATAAAAAAGCCGCTATCTGCGCTAAATAATAATCCTGTTTTTCATATTGTTTCGCCTCAATATTAAAAAACTCTATCCACTCTAAAAACTCCGAATATTCAAGATTTCTCGACAGCCAATTAACTGTAACACCTAGCCTAGACGCAATCTTGAATAACAAAGCTCGAAAACCGTCAGCTTTTAACTTTTTTTTTCATCTCCGCTATCTACCCCATTAAACTTCAAAATCTCACCTTGAATTTTAATTGAAATATCAGCCGGAATTTTTCTTGCTTCATCTTCCGTTATTGCCGGAGAAACAAGAGAAAGACATAGGAGACGGAAGGTCTTTTTCTTCCCATCCGTCCCATCATCAAGCATTTCTTCGACTGTCAATTTTCGGATTTTTATTGCACCAAGCCCCAATATTTCAACTGTTTTCTCGGCAGTTTTTAGCAACTTGTCCTTAGTGATGCAGTCCATTTTAAATATCCTTTTTTTATTGTTTAGGCAGCCGCATAAACAGGAGCGGTTTCAACACCAGCCGCATTAAGATTGGTAACTTTAACGGTCAAGTCAAATGTCGGCTGATTGTCTGTTTCTTCATCAACATTGCCAACCTCTTTAACCGTCGCCCAAAATTTTATGTTTTCTGTCGTTCCTGAAAACGTCAATTTCCACTCTAGGTTAGTCTCTGGAATAGCCGCGTAAACGCTCGCATCAAATTCCAAATTTAACACAATATCCCCAGTCGTTTTTAATTGAGCAATGAAAAAAGTCTTGACATCCGAATTACTTAAATTCGTAACGTCAATTTCTTCTTTGCTCCAACCCGGCACGGTTATTTTTTTCGGTTTAAGCGTTAATCCTGCGACTGTGTAAGTCGTTCCCTGTCCTTCGAATGTCAATGCCATTTTGCACCTCTCTTTTTTTGTTTGTTACTTTTTATATTTCGCTTCTCTTGCGAATTATTACAAAATCCATACGCTTGTTGATTATTGACTCTTGTCCTGCTTCATTCTCAAATTCTGTTTCATCTCCAGAACTATCCATAAACATATTATAAATCCTAAAGTTTGTCATGTCAAACGGGACTGCCAAATCTAATGCACTTTTTAACGCCTCTTTGACTGCCTCCGCCGTTGTTTCTGTTTCGCCATATATATTCACCTGCCACCGCTCGGTGTAACGTTCATTCGTCCCGGATAGATTTCTATCACCAACTTCCGATATTCGTTGCAATACGATATACGGCTTTGTCGCACCCTGTGGCGCAGGGAATGAATAGCACCTATCTCCAATCAATGCAAATACCGCCGGATTAGCGATTATGTGCGCTCTCAAATTTGCTTTAAATTCAGCCATATTTTTTCAATCCATTTTGTATTTCCGTTTCAACTATTTGCAACGCTTTCCCTCTTGCTTCATCTCTAGCCCTCCGCATATACGACCGGGCAGGCAAAGAGCCATCTAACCTGCCAAACTCAAGGAAGTTCGCAACGACGTTAAACGGCACGTCTTTGCCTTGAACTTTCACCATTCTATCCTTTTGTTCTTTTACAAAAATTTTTCCAATTATTTGTTTACGTTTATTTGTATATACTTTTTTTCCAATCATTTTAGCAATCGTGTTTGATTTAAAATTAGACTTCGCCAGGCTTTTGGCTCGTGCCATTATCGGTTTTAGCCCCTGCGCGATAGCGTTCCTTATAATTTTTTTTTCAACATCGCTCTTGACGTTATCTATATTCCTCACTATTGCTTTTAGCCCAACAACTCTTTCAACGTTCAGCATGTTAATTCCCCTCTTCAATGCAGAAAACTTTAATCGTTTTGCGATGTGTTCTATCCGCTATCGGACTGCCTGAAAAATTCAATATCCGATTATTTTCATTGATAAGAACTGCCCTCATTTTTGAGGTAAGTCCGTCAATCCAACGACTTTTAACTAGATGCGTAATTTTGTTATTTTGTGCTTTAGCCTGCTGAACTTCACGGCTCGACTCCTCTAGGACTTCCGCCCAAATAGACGCAAACGTTACCCACGTCCGCAATACCTCACCGTTAGCCTGGATAGCCTCCGTGTAATTCTCAATTGTTATGTAATGTCTCATCCGTCCGCTAATCATTTTCATTGTCTCCAAGTTCAGGAATCCTAAAAGCCGCTAAAAGATTATTTACTGTTTTATTTGGCTGTAGATTTATTTCTGTTTGCGACTCCGCATGTTCGAACATATCCGCAACCATTAACAATATCGCTTGACGTATCGGCATTGGGACGCTCGCTCCGGTTAGTCCATACCCAGCCGTAAACGTAACTTGAACATTGGATAAACTGCCGTCCGTGCTTGGCCAGCTTGCATTCAGCGCCGGAATTATTCGCGGAGGCAAAGAGTTTATGTCTGATTGATAATCTGTTTCGGCTAAAGTCTGCTGGACACTATTGGAGTCTTTGTATTTAATGGATGTGATAACCGATACAGGAGGGCGATAAAGCTCAATTTGAGTGGGGAAGGCATCATAATATTGGACATAATCGGTATTGATAAGGGTTCGATGTAATTCCGCCTCTATCGTAACTCTAGCCGCAGATATCAAAGACGTGATAAGTTCATCGCTCGACACATTTGTCGAGTCAATTCTTAGCTGTATTTTTGCCTCTGCCAGACTTACCGGCTCGACTATCGGAGCCGTTAGAATTTTTATTGCTTTCCAACTCATTATCCACCTTTTTCCCTTTGTTTAGAAATTCAATTTTTATTTCTTCTTTTTTCTCGATTTCTCTTTGCGCCATGCCTGCGGAAATTAACGATAACGCAATCCGCTCTTCAATATCCACAATCGTTCGAGGGCTTAACATCGCACCCTCAACACATAAACTTTTTTTGATATATATTTTCATTTTATCCCCTTTGTTATTTGTAAAAGAGGGAGGGGAGAAAATCAACAAACCTCCCCTCCCATTACACCTATGAAATAAGCTAGGAGTGAGCCTATCCCAATCGGAAACTTAAGCTACCGTCAGCTTGTAAACAGGATGCGTTCCTGCGTCAAGCAGGTTTCCGTCAAATCTCATAAACCCACCAAAACCCTCTTGGTCAGTTCCGGCATAGAGTTCAACCAATCTCTTCATCCTGATTGCGTTTACTTCACGGATTTTATATTTGTTCAACTGTCCAAATATTGCAACCACATTACCAGTTGCAACCGCTGTCGCCATCGCTGAATTTTGGAAAACAGGATAACCAAGTATCATTTCTGGCTCGCCTGCGATTAACGAAGGTTGCCATAGATACTGGTCATTGCTGTCCTTGAATTTGCGGATTATCCCAAGCAACGCTCTGGACATCATAAACGCCGCCCCTTGTGCATAAGAAGCATCAACTTTATAGGCAAGCGAGATAATATCGTCCGCCGTTAATGTCGCCGCCGCCGCCGTTGCTGTGCTGGTTGCCGCCGTTACAATACCGTTAGGTTGTGATGAACCTGTCCCGGTTGTGCAAGCCGTATTCTGCACGCGTCCTAGACGCTCACCAATCGCTCTACCAAGATATCCGGCAAGGTCAAACGCTGAATCCTCAAGCAGTTCACTCGATATCTGGATTATTTTCGAGGTATATTTATACGCTTTGAATATCACTTCCGAAAAAACAGGGTCAGCATTAGTCAATACTGCACCAGCTTCCGCAACCAACACACCAGCATTTCCGGTGTCGTTTACGGTCGGGAATGGCATATCATTACCGGACGCGGTGCGGATAACTTCCGCGACATTTCTCATTGAGCTATAAAAAAGTAACGCTTCTTCAAGCTGTGTCGCGAATCCTTCCGGCACGGTATAACCACCAGCGGAGGCGGTGCCAATAGACATTGCACGAAGTTCCTTTTCATTTCTAGGTGCTCTTTGGTGCAATGTTACCTCAAGTTCCTTCGCGGACGCATGGAATTTTATCTTTTCCATAGCCTGTCTCTCTTCGTCTTTTATCATGCCTTTTTCTTGAAAGCGAATCCATCCACGAAACGCAAGTTCTTTGTCTTTCTCGGAAACATCATTAGCAGGAGAACTGCCAACGATTTCGGCTTTTATTACCTTACGTGCTTCCATTTCCTTAGCCACATCATCGGCTCTTTTAATCACGTCTATTTGCGCGGTTAAACTGTCGTAATCGCCTAACGCTTTGTCAAAATTTGTTTTTTCTTCGGCTGTGAAAGCTCTTTTTTCAGCGGAGATTTTATCTCTCAACTGAACTACTGCCTTAGAGGCTTCGGCTCTTTTTTCGTTTAGTTCTTTTAACATTTTTTCACCTTTTGTTTTTGTTTGTTTTACTACTTTTTTTATGTCATTAGACATTTTAATTGCCTTTCGGCTCACCGGCATTAGCCAGCTTTTGTATTATTTTAATCCAATTTTACGACTTGTCAAATGCGAATTTGCAAAATCTAAATCCGCTTGAAGATTTTTGCTGTTTAAATATTCGGCATATTCTTTCGCTGTTTCACTTTTTCCGGCATCTCTAAAACTTGCAGTCGCCCCAGAATAAGCCGCATAAGTTACCGGAGAAACATCATATAGTTTCGCTTTTTTTATCGCTCTTATTGTTTTTTCGCCGGACTCTATCCAAAGTGTTTCTTCCGCCACGAAAGCAAAAGAGGCTCCGGAAATATCGCCACGTTTAACGCTCTCCGCAACGTCTCGCCCGGCTTGTGTGTCCGGCAAATCAATCTCATATTTCAAGCCCTTTTCATCAACTGAAAGTCTTAGCGTTCCGGCTTTGTTTCTGCCAAGTAGAAAATTCGGGTCATGATTAAACAATCCCCGTATATCGTCTTTTTGGATTGACTCGTCAAAGGCATTTTTATCTATCTGCTCATACATTTCTTCATCATTCCACATCTTAAATTCAGTTTCGGGAGTGCCATTGTAAAAAACGGAGGCATATCCCGTCAAGAGATTTACATTGTTTTCGGTTGCTTCATTCTTGCGGACTTCAATACTTGGTGAAGAAAAAAAACGCTTCTCCATTTTATTATCCATTGACTTTTTTTCAAGAATTTTCCCTTTATCCCCTTCCCCTGAATGATTATTTTTCTGCGACATATTTACCTCCGTCGGTTATTATTTCGGTTATTATTTTCTCTAGCACATTTTTTCCTTTCGTCAAATTTTCATAGAGTAAACAGATAGTCCGCAATTCTTTTTCCGCGACATCTTTATGCTTTGCTTCAAATTCTTTTTTCCGTTCATCGAGCGAAGGAATTTTTAACGGAAAAGATTTTTCCATGCGCCGGAGTATTTTTTCTTTTGCTTGCGTTATTGCTGTTTTCACAAGCTCTATATTTGCGGAGTTATTTTCTGGCAAAGGCTCTTTAGTCTGCTCTTTTTTTTGTTCTGGTGGTGGGGCTGGCGGTTGTTCATCCGCTCCAAATAGATTTTCTGGCAATATAACTTCATCATAGCCATCTAATTTCTGCAAATTTTCCATCGCTCTAACCTCATTTACGGACACCCATGAGGCACCGGCAAGGGCTGTGTGGTAATAATTAGCACGTGCGGATAGGTCGGCTCGCACTAACGCCCCACGCTTGAACTCTATCAAGGCAGTATCAAACTCCTTTTCACGTTCAGTAAGTAGTTTCGCTCTACATTCTTCTTCCCAAGTTACTAGCCAATCATCTAAACACTCATCCAAAAATGATTGATTTTCATTCTCTAACGAATTATATCCGCTTCGTGAAGCCTCACCAAGTTTATGCGGAGGGATGCCAAACCAATTCGCAATATCAATTAGCGATATTTTCAGTGTCTCGATTAGTTGCGCGTCTCTCGCTGATACTGATATCGTATTCGCCTTCATCCCCTCTTCAAGGATTGCCGTCTTATGAGCATTATCAATACCGGAATAAAGTTTATCCCATTGCGAACGTAATCGCTTTATGGCACCCTCATCCGTGAACTTTCCGGGATGCTCTAGGATTATCGAAGGTCTTGCGGAATTATCAAAGAATTTCTTTGAGTATTTCTGTGCGTTAATGCCGATATAAATTGAGTTCGCACCAAATTCTAACACGGAATATGAAGACAATCCGTCAAAGCCAAGCCCTCTAATATGTAAGATATTTTCAGCCATTAGTTTTAACGTTTGATTTTTTATGGTCGTAGTATAAAACAACACGCCATTGACACGGACAGGAAAAGTATTTTCAGGGTTTAACGGGATAAGTTCAGTCGGAGTGCTGTTATCATCTCGAATGATATACGCATAGCCGTCTCCGCACAAAAGAGCATGTGCAGAAATTGTTTGTTTAAATATTTTTGCGGACATCTCGTCATTTGGCTGATATCGCAATAGTTTATACGCCGGATGTGTAGGGGCTAATTCCTTGCCTTTCTCGTTGCGTGTATATACAGCAAGGGGAAGTTTACCTATTGAAGTCGAGATAAGTTTAACCGCTCTAAACACGGCGGAGTATGTTAATGCTGTAGTCCGGTTAATCCCCGTAGTGCCAGAATACCAAACGTCATCACCAAAATTTATAGGAGGCGTTTCAGCCCCCGTCTTAGAACGAGTCAAAATCTTTTCAACAAGTGAATCCACAAAAGGAATTTTCATAATCCTCCTTTTTTTTACAAAATATAACACAAAAAATTAAAAGTCAAATTAAATTTCGTTTTTTTCTGAAACATCTTCAATTTCTCCAAAAGAACACTCTCCGCACGCTTGCGTCGCATTCCTTGCGTCTCCCTTTATGAACATCAATACATTTTGGTGTGTTTTTCCCATCTTGCGACTCGCACTAAATTGTTTTCCTACTCTTATAGGTAATGACCCAACAGCGGTCACTAAAATTGCCTCATTATAATATTTTAAACCTGCGTCAATAAATGCTTTTACAGTGTCCCCGACAAAATTATAATAATTACCCTTTTTATCTCGAACTTCACCAACGACAAAACAAGCAAAGCGGTCATTTTTGAGTAATTGACATGACTTGCGGATTATCTCAAAATATGCGGTCTTAAATGAATCATAATCCATCGTTGAAAGGTCTTTTGGGTCATTTGAATAAACCTCAAGGTCAGCATAAGGGGGACAGGAAAAAACTAAATCGGCTTCGACATCATGGCAAAGTTTATCAATATTAAGGCTATCACCGCATAACCACACCGGCACGTTTTTCTCTTCATTGCATATTTCATCGGCTTGCTGTCTATTTGCGTCAATTTGCTCTTGTCGCAAGTCCACTCCAATGTATTGCCGTGCCAATTTTGAAGCAACGATACCGCGAACGCTTCCGCCTGCGAAAGGGTCAATAATTAAACCGCCAACAGGAGAAAGCCAACGATATACTAACTCGCATAAGACAGGGTCAAAAATAGATGTTCCTGTTTGCTCGCTTGTGTTTCCTCCCGTCCCAACGGCACGGCTGTTACCTGTTTTTTGCATTGCAGTTAAACGCGATTGTGACTGGAAGCTCGTCGCAAAATTTTTATTCCTATCCAAAGGAATTGCACTCCCTCCCGGAATAGCATTAGGGTTTCTAGACATTATATTACCCTCCCTGTTCCGTCACCGCGTTGCTTTTTGCTGTAGTCGCACGCTGGTCTAGGCGAACCGCCCGGACTGCAACCACGTCCAAGCTCGGATTTAATCCCTAACGCAATCCAAGCACGTTTTCGCTCCTGCCACCATCCTTCACGTGCGTTTAATATACTAAACGGGGATATCCCAAATTTTTCAGATAACGAGCCACGTTTTAGATTTAATTCTTTATTAAAGTCAGTTATATCCTCTATATCAAAATTTAAGTTTAAGTCTGAAAAATCAAACTTCATCTCGCTAATATTCGCCAATTCCATCTTCAATAAATCATCATCCCATCCGGCGTTTAACGCTATCTTGTTGTCTGCAAGAATATATGCTTTCTTTTGAACTTCCGTCAGCCCCTCCAAAATAATGCACGGGAGTTCTTTAATCCCTAGCGTTTTCGCCGCGATTACACGCCCATGCCCTGCGACAATCATTCCGGCATCATCTATCAATATCGGGTTTGTAAACCCAAATTCTTTTATGGAATTTTCAATCTGCTTTAGTTGTTCCGCTGAATGCGTCCTTGCATTATTCGCATACGGAATAAGCTCTTCAACATTTCGCATTGCATTTTTTAAATGAATTTTCATAGAGTTATCATCCCTCTTTGATTATAAACGCTGTTTTTATCTTCGTGCTTCTTGGCTTCTTTGCCAATGCTTAATCCTATCGCCATTACTAATGCCACCACTCCGTCAATTTTCAATCTGCTCGTTTTTTCCGGTTTAATTGGTTTGATATTTCCTGAACTGTCCTCTTTGACATTCGTGTTTGACACCATCCATGCCAATACCGGATTATCAAAATGCGTTAATTCTTTATTCAGCACTAGCGTTTCAAACATTTTTGACGGTTCATTCATCGAGAAAAATCCTTGACGAAACTCTATCATCGGAAGCCCGTCATGGTCTGCCAACTGCATAGCTAGTTGAGTAGCATTCCACGAGTCATACGCTGTATCTAAAATTTTATATTGCTTATTTTTTTCTAAAATAAAAGACCTAATGTCAGAATGAGAAACATTCCCCTCCGTGATATTTATTAGTCCAGCCTTATCCCAGACTATAAACTCCGCTCTATTTTCAGCCGTCCTTTTTGGCACAAAAAAGAAAGGCAAACACGCTTTCGGTTCAGGGAAATATAAAACAAATGCCGTGATATCGTTAGAGCTTGATAAGTCAAGCCCTGCATAGCAAGGTTTTCCTAGCAACGATTCCGGCTTAAGCACTTTATCCCCGCTATCATTCCAAGCGGTTAGGTCAATCCATCGTGTTTCAGTTTTTGTTTGCATATTAAGATGTAACCGTTTAAAAGTGTTTTCATAGCTCGGACGCTCAATAGCTTTTTTAATTGCCGCTTTGAAAAAAGATTTCGGCAAGGTTATTCCGTAACTCGGATTAGCTTTTTTCCATGTGCTTTCCGCCTTCCAATCGTCCGATTGGTCAGCTTCATAGATGCACGGGAGGTATTCTTTGTCCACAATTATGCCATCACGGACTTTTTTGGCGTAATCATACTCTTCATTGCACGGGGACTGCCTTGCGTAGTCCGCTGTGGTCATATAGACGACTAGCGGTTGCCGTCTAATTGCCACACCTGCAGTTAATGTTTCAGTTAGTTTGCGGTCTTTTTGCACGTGTAATTCGTCAACAATCAGCCCGTGAATATTGGGGCCGTGCTTCGTCCTGCTTTCAGATGATAAAACTTTCCAATAGCTTTGCGTTGCCTCGTATTTCATCGCATTATATCCGTAATATATTCGGATATTTCTTTTCAAAACTTTGTTTTGCTCAACTATTTTAGCGGCCATGTTGAAAACTATTTTGGCTTGCTCTATATCTCCGGCTGTTGAATATATCTCCGCCCCCATTTCGTTATCAGCACAAAGCAGGATTAGCCCAATACAAGACCCCAAAAAACTCTTGCCGTTCTTCTTTGGTATATATAGCAGTGTTGTTCGGTATCTCCGTGAATTATCGCTTCGCCTTTTCCACCCAAAAAGATGCCCAACAAATCTGCGTTCCCATTCAATCAAAATAAAGTTTTTTCCTGCGAATTGCCCTTTAGAATGCTTGAAATTTTCTCCGATAAAAGAACAAACATTCTCCGCCGTTTTCTCATCGAAATAAAACTCTTTATCCGCTCCGGCGAACGGGTCATATCCCTGTATAGGTTTTTTCCAAAATGATTTCATGGTGTTTATGTAATTGGCTTAATTTCAAGGAAGTCATCACCCTTTGAACCAGCTTTTAGAACTGCGCTTCTTGCTGTGGGTGTCATTCCAAACTCCTTTAACATGCTCAAAAATCTATCAAACAATTGTCGTTCGACTTTTGAATAACTCGACTCATATACAGATATAATCTTCCCGTCCGCATTCATTACAGGTAAATGCCGTCCTTGCTCTCTACATTTTTTATATTCACGGAGCCAATCTTGAAACGTGGTTGCTAACAAAAACAAAGAAGACTCGTCCGATTTTGATAACGTCCCATTGTTGAAAAGCATTGTCGCGGTTCGTGTAAAAAAAGTCTTGCCCTCATCAAGAATAAGGGCGGAAATCTCATCCGGTAACGTAGGCATCTCGGCAATCCGCTCCGGCTCGTTAAAATTTATTCGGTCTTTTTTAACACCAAATATCTTTTTTTCCCTATTCGTTCCGGGCTTGGGGCCACCTTTCCCCTTTGGGCATACCATTGTAGGCACTCCTGTTTTTTAGATAAATTTAATATCTTCTAATCGTTTTTCAAGCGGAAATAATATTATCGGCAATATTCCGCGCCTATATGCTTTCTCAACTTTTATATGACATTCAGAGCAAAGCGGTGCAAGATTTTTTATCACAAAAAAAAGTTCTTTATTGTTTTTTGCTGGCTCGATATGGTGAACTTCCTCCGCCGGGGAATCATTACAGAAAACGCACATAGAATAATGAGCCAATATCATCGCCCTCAATGACTGCCATTGTTTAGATCCATACCAAAGACGTTCTTCACCTTGCTTATCGTGATATTTCTTCCATCCGTCCTTATCTTCCGGCAATTCAATCGGGTCTTCCATCGTAAATCTTCGAGGATTTGACGGTCTGCCCGGTCTAAATACTCGTTTATTGTTCACCCTTTCACCCGTGTTTATAGCGTTAATTTGCTCAAAATATGCTTAACCACTTCGCAGTTAAACGAATTTCCTAGACATTTATATCGTTGCGTATTGCTAATTGCTATTTCCTCACCGCTTTTGTTTATCCCCGTTGCCGTGAATTTATCCGGCAGTGATTGCAATCGTTCGCACTCAACAGGTGTTAATTTTCGGATAACAGAATTTTCCATCACCATGCTATCAGTTTGGACAGACGTGATGGCGTTTGCCTTATCCGTATTATTATGTTCTAGGCTTTTCCCATCACCACGCTTACGCAATGCTACAGGCATAACATACAATCCCGTCTTCGCCCCCAAACCACCACCAAGAGCCGATAATGTAACAGATTTACCATTGGCTGAATAAATCCTATTCGCCTGGCAATCCTTATCATTTATTTGGAATAGTTTGATAGTATCCCAGTTATGCTTATGTTCAAAACCACATCCACGCACTGCGGCTCTAAGTGTATTCGCCTTCATTTTCTCCACATTATTTTTATTAACAGGGACTAGAGATACATTATTGCCTCGTGCCCCTTTAAAATAACAGGCTGTTAAAGATAGTGATTTTCTATGTATGTCGCAAATATTTTTCTTAATGCGCCATTCATCTTGCTGGTGGTCAATAAGATACTTTTCGTTAATAAAATATTTTTCATCTACAACATCCTCAAGGATATCTTTCAACATAATTCCCCTGTCATCGGGAAGCTGAATAGAAACATTTTGATAGGTATTCCCAACTAACTTCCCTACCCAAAAAAGACGTTTACGACTTTGAGCAGAAACTAGCGAAGCATTTATCATAATAGGTTCTATCTTTAGTGCTGATGTTATTTCTAGTTTTGCATTTTTTGACATCGAATTTACATTTTCGAGGATGAAATATTTTGGCTTAATCTCGTTTAATAGCCTAACATATTCGAAAAATAATCCGCTTCGTTCTCCGGCTAAACCTGCTCGCTCGTGATTAGCTATTGATAAATCCTGGCATGGACTGCCGCCTATAAGCAAATCACATTCACCAATCATATCGGCATTAACGTTTCGGACATCGCCTAATTGCATCGTGCCTGGAAAATTTTTTCTAGTGATTGCAATCGCATACCTATCAATTTCAGACGCATAATATTCACAAGCAATTCCAAGCTCCTTCAATGCTTGCTGTCCTACTGAAATTCCGTCAAAAAGACTCAATACATTCACGGGTATATTCTCCTTTGTTGTTTTTTAACCCTAAATCAATTCAAAGCAATCGTTTTCGGTTTGATTGACGGCATCCCTAGTTGTTTCGTTTTCATGTTAGCCCCTCTAGCTGTTCAAGTTTTAACAATATTTTATATAACTTCTCTTTTGCCTCTATGTATTGTTGCTCGTGCCGTCCTGTAGAAGCCTCGCCATAATCGGCTACTTCCCTAGCGCATAAAATAAGCGCGTCAATGTCATCCGTATGTCCAAGCGGAAAATATTTATTTGCAATTTTCCCATATAACTTTCCTTCATATTTCATAATTACCCCCTTTTGTTTTATCCATCTATTCCCTAATGCCCAAGAATTAAGCGGAAACACCTATCTTTGCAACTTTATACCACTTTCCCATATCCAATATCCCCCAGCCATACATTTTCGTTTCTATCCCCCTTTCCCCAAGTTTTGCCTTTTTTGTGAAAGAGG